TGTCTAATTGAATCACCATTTTGTTTTTTGAATTTTTCATTTTGTTTGTTTTAGCGGAGTTATCTCCATTAGTATACTACTAATATACACAATTTATTTGACATAAAAAAATTATTTGCGGTTTATTTTCAAAAAAGTTTGTTTCTGTCAAATTCGGTACTTATTATATTACTTAATACCTGGCACTAAGTCAGGCAACAATAATCTAAAAAAACTATTACAGTATGACAGTCGAGAACGCAATTTCAAAGCTTAGAGTAATGCTCGGAGCTGACACAGAAACAGTAACAGTTGTAGAAAATTCATTTGCAGAGGCAACTCTAGTAGATGGAACTGAAGTGTATACTGAAGGTGAATTACAAGATGGAGCAATCCTTTTCGTAAGAGCTGGAGAAGGTGCATCTGAAGATCCATTCGCACCTGCAGGGAAACACGAAACAACTGATGGTAAATTGATTACTGTTGGTGAAAACGGCGAAATCTCTAGTATCGAAGATATGGGCGCTGAAGTTGAAGCTTCTGAAGAAGAAAAGAAAGAAGAAGTTAAAATGGAAGAAGAAGAAATCGAGATCGAAGAGAAGAAAGAATTTGACGTAGAAGGAATGCTTGAGGGTATTGCAACTATGTTAGAGCCTTACACTGACGAAATCAAAGAACTTAAAAAAGAATTATCTCTTTTACAAGAAAGATTTAATGATGTAGCAGATGAACCTGCAGCAAAACCAGTTAGAAATAACTTCAGCAAAGCAAAACAAGAAGCTGAATCAACTCTAGCTACAAGAATGGATGCATTAAGAGCTATCCGCAACAAATAATTTAAACTAACAAAAAAAACTAATTAACATTATGGCATTTGGATTTGACATTTCAGCCCTTCCAGCATATACAGATCAATTATCAATCGATCTTATTTCGAAGGCTGTATTAAAAACCGATCTACTTGATTATGTAGATCTAAGAAGCGGGTTCACTAGTGGAACAGTCGCTATTAATTTAGTTGATGCAGACTTACCTGTATCAGCACTTTCTTGTGGATGGACTTCAGACGGTGAAGTAACTTACTCACAAGTAAACGTAACGATCGAAAGTTTACAATCGAAAACAGAAATGTGTATCGAGGACTTAAGATCAGTATACCAATCTGCATTTATGAGCGCAGGTACTGGAAACAATGAGTTACCATTCGAAGAAGTAATTTCTGAGTCTTACGCAGACAAATTAAGAAAATACAACGAAGGTTTCTTAATCAATGGTTTCGGAGCAACTGCAGGTCTTAAAGGACAGATTACTTCTGCAAACGGAGCTAACTTACAAGCTGGTACTCCAGCAGCATGGACTCCTGCTAACGCAGTAGAACAAGCATTAGACTTATATGATGCAATCGACGAAGCAGTAAAAGATAGAGATGACTTAATTATGGTTGTTTCTCCTGACGCTTATAGAGCCCTAGTAAGAGGTTTAGTAGCTTCTAACTTATTCCACTATGATTCAGTATCTGGTAACGATGTAGTTATCTTACCTGGAACTAATATCACTGTGGTTAAGTCTTCAGGTCTTGTAGGATCTGACTACAAATTTGCTGGTCCTGGTAAGATGATCTTAGCAGCAACTGGTTTAACTGATGAGTTAGACGCATTTAGATTCTTCTATGATGAAGCTTCTGATGTAATGAAATTTAGAGCAGCTTGGCGTTTAGGTGTCGGTGTAGGTGAAGTAAACCTATTCGGTACTAACGATATGGCGTAAATCAAACTACCAGAGCTACTTAGGTGGCTCTGGTTTTATTAACTAAAAAAAACAATAAGTAACTATGGCATGTAACATAACAGCAGGGGTAACCCTAGATTGCGTAGACCAAAATGGTGGAATCGAAAAGATTTTCATTGCTAACGGTCCCGCAGAGTCTTTTACTGAGTCAGCTGGAGAAATCTCAGCGATTACAGTAGGTGGTTCAGCACTTACACCTAGTGACTTCTTTGAGTTTGAGGTTCCAAGACAAACTAGTTCATTCACAGAAACTATCAATGTATCACAAGAAAACGGTACATTATTCTACGATCAGGCATTAACAATGATTCTTAATAAAAGAGATGCAGCAATAAGAGATCAAATCTTATTACTATCTCAGAACAATGAAATGGTTGTTGTCTTTAAAGACAATAACGGTAAATATTGGTCAGTAGGAGTTGCTCGTGGAGCTTATATGACGGCAGGTACATCTGTATCTGGTGTTGCGTATGGCGATCGTTCTGGTTCTGAATTAACTTTCAGCGGAATGGAAGAACAACCATCATTCGAAGTTACAGGAAGTATAGTTGAGGCATAAGTCTTAAACTAACTAGATAAAACTAAAGAGGGTAGCAGAAATGTTACCCTTTTTTTTATATTAATTGTTTAGGAGAATATGGAGCTGATTTAGCCATTGGCCAATACCTTTCAGTACACCATAAACCATCAACTAGTGTACCATATTTATATGTAATACCATTAATCCAGATTTCTGGTTGATAATGTGCTTCTATATTACATTGCGGATGGCCTTCGACTGCATCATATAAATGACCTTCTACTAGATATTTAACATCAGTTTGTATATTACGCTGGTAACCTAACCTGACACATCCCTCTAACAACTGAGAGACTCGCTGGACATCTCTTGGTCCTATAATAGTTAAATCTATATCATTGGCGGTAGACTCACCCAGGATGCTCCCATGCGTCCACAGCTCATAGTCAGTCCAGTCTAATTCTTTAATTCTATCTAATAATTCTTTAACAATAGGTGAATCTAAACCTGCAAGAGGCAGACTCATACACTCCCATTCACCATATTTTATGTGTTTTATCATATATTATTTATCTTAATTACAACTCACGCTGTTTTTATATTTCTTAATATACAAATACAATTAACTCAAATATGACATCAGTAGTAAACGGTTCATCTAATTACATACAAATGTATTGGAATGGAAATATCTCTCCAAATGGTACAGATTTCTGGACTTGGTTTAGATCTCTAAACACACAAGAGTGGATAGGTCCATTTCCTATATACGATCAATCATATCTAACTAGTAATAAAAGATATAGTCGATGGTTTGCAGATACAAATAGTGATCCTGATTTTGGTAACATAGAACAAAATGGATTTTATCAAGCTGTAACAACTCCAGCATTTGGACCTACAGATAAACCTAGTTTTGGTGTAAAAGAATTAGGTATGTATAAACTAATATGTGATGACGGTGGTGACATAAACACAGAGCCATATATCTCTAATAACGAACAAAGAGAGTCAGATACATACTTTAGACCAAATTATTAAAATATAATATGAGCACAAGAAACCCAGAACAATTATATGCTATCAAAGGACAAACCTTTACAGCACTAGAATTACCAGTCATCTCTGAAGTAAGAGGTAAAGACTATATGAGATTCGGTGGCGATAACCTATTCCCACAAACTATTATTGGATTGTATGATACATCTGCGATTAACGCTACTTGTATTAATGCAATTAGAGATGGTATTGTTGGTGAAGGTATTATAGACTACGGTACAGAGTATATTAACTCTGACGGTGAAACTATTAATGAAATATTTGCTAAGATAGCATTAGATTATACACTATTTGGTGGATATGCAATGAATGTTATTTGGAATAAAGAAGGTAATCGTATAGCGGAAATGTATCATTTACCTTTTGCTAATGTAAGAGCTGCAATTCCAAACGATGAAGACAAGATAACTAGTTACTACTATTCATCTGATTGGACTGCTATTAGAAAATACAAACCAGTAGAATACAGTGCATTTAATGTAACTAACACTAAAGGAGATGATGCATCACAGATATACTACTGTAAATCATATCAACCAGGTCAAGATGTCTATCCACTGCCACCGTATGTATCGGCTATGAACGATATCCAACTTGATGCGCGTATCGCTAGATTCCACAACGCGAACATCTCTAACGGTTTATCTCCATCTATGTTTATTCAATTCAGAAATGGTATTCCTAATCCTGAGGAAAGAGCAGATATCTATCGAGAAATAGAGAATACATTTACTGGCGAAGAGAATGCGGGTAGATTTTTTCTTGGTTTTTCGAGACCTGGTGAAGAAATGGAAGTAACACCAATAGAATCCGCTAACGACGATTACTATCTTTTAGTTGATGCTAGAACAGTTAGTAGAATTTTAACTGCGCATAGAATTACATCTCCTAAATTATTAGGTGTTGTAGATGCATCCGGTTTCTCTAGTAACGCTGATGAAATTATTACAGCTTATTCACACTTTATGAATTCTGTTGTAAGACCAAAACAAACTAAAGTAATCGATACATTTGGTTACTTACTAAACTTATCTGGTTTAAATGTAAGATTAGCTGTGGAACCAGTGCCAATGATTGTTGGTACTAAAGCGGATGATGTTGCAATTGAAGAAGACATAACAAATATAGCAAACGATTAATATGGCGAAGCAAGTACTCTTAGTCTCAGAACAAAGACTAAAACAATGGACTCAGTTAGATGACAATGTTAGACTAAATGAGATTACACCACATATATTACAAGCACAAGATATTTACATTCAAAACCTTATAGGTACTAAATTGTATACAAGATTAAAAGCTGGTGTAATAGCCAATGATCTAAATGCTGATGAAGATCTTTTACTAAATGATTATGTTGGTAAAACACTAATGCAATACGCTTTATACATGATCTTACCTAGTATTAAATACAAAGTAGTTAATCAAGGTATTGTTAATGGTACGTCAGAAGAGACTTCACCTACCACATTAGAAGAACTGAGATACCTTAGACAAACTGTTTTAGACACGGCAGAGTTTTATGCTACTCGTTTAGTAGAGTTCTTTAGAGACAACCCTGGTATGTTCCCAGAGTATACAAATCCTGGAACAGATGGTATGATGCCAGATAAAACAGATCAATATTTCAGTGGTCTACAAACTAATGTACCACTTAAGAGAAATCAAAACAACCTTTGGATATATGCGGACTGCGGAACAGACTGTGACCCCGATTGTTCCTCGTGCAACTAAGCCGACGAACTCGAACATCACAAAACTAAAAATATTTTTAAGTAAGAATGGGAAAAGTAGACAAAATACTAAATAGTTGGTTAAGTAAAAAACTGTTTGTTTTCTGTATAGCTACAGCTCTTGCACTCTTTGGCGATCTAACTTCATCTGATTGGGTGATAATTGCAACTACCTACATAGGTACGCAAGGAGCTATCGATGCAGTAGAGAGATTAAAACGAAACAACTAACTAACAAATTATATTTCTATATAGATGGATATACAATTAGCAACAAGAGACTACGCACTCTGTCTTAGTAACAATACTATTACAGAGCCAAATGGTGGAACATGGGTTTCAGCGGCAGCTCTATATTTAGGAGCAACTGAGCCTGTTAATGGTAGTTGGATCCAAGCACTATGTGCACAATTAGGCATTTCACAACCCTTATATGGGTCATGGGTAATAGCACTTGCAGATCATTATGGTATAACACAACCTGAAAACGGTACATGGTGGTGGGCAATTGCAAACACAGTATGTAACGGTGGTGCACCTCAAGTACCTTGTATCTGGGGCGTTAACACAAATACTTTTGGAATTGAAACTAGAACATTTGGTAGTACAGCACCTTGTGCAATAATACCTGTTGTAGATCTAGTATGGAATACTACAGATACTGACTGGAATTTAGAAGATGAAGAATGGGCAATAGATTTTAACCCTCCAGCACCTCCAGTATGGTCTTCATTTACAACAACAAATAATCTACAACCTTTAGTTAATGGTACTGCGGAAGCTTTTAGTACAATTAGTTTTGTAATAGATGCTCAAACTTATACTACTCTAACAGATAGTCTTGGTAATTGGCAAATACAAATTACAAATGATCTTGTAGGTGCAGCTGCACCTGGTACAGATTACTTAGGTAGTTGTACAGCGACAGATCCAGCAGGTAATACCTCATCGGCAGGTACAGCAACTATAACTTCAATAGTAACTACAGTAACATATAATTTTAAATTACAAGATACTTATGGAGATGGTTGGAACAGAGGTTACTGTAAAGTACAAAAAGAGTCTAGCCCTGGAAGTGGTGTATGGACAGATGTAAACTTTAATGGTAACCCATATGCATATGACAACTCGGCGGATATGACAAATGATGTAAATAGAAGGTATTATGCCACAGATATGGTTGCAGCTCAATTGAGTGGTCCTGCTGGAATTAGATTTGAATTATGGGATGAGAGAGATCCTAACTTCCCATCTACTAATGGTAGAGACTATAAAGGTGTAGTAGATGTTTATATAGATCTAGAACCTGGTGAATCATATCAAGTAGTTAGTGGTAATGCAGGTAGTTATTCAAGCGAAAGAATATGGACGTTATTTGATAACAACGGACTAGTACTTAATACTTATCAAAACAGTGGAGGTTGGGCACCAGGAAATGTACAATACACATTCACAACATAAAAAACAAATAAATAAATAAACACAACAACATATGTCAAGTTTAGTAAATAAAAAAATCAAAAACACGTATGATGGTTTAATTAAAACCTCAGACGAACTACCAATCGACGGAACACTTAAGAATCTAGAAGATGGTAATGGCGGAGTACTTCCAATGCAGGTTAGTACATCAACTGTTAACTTTACAGGTGGAGTTAACTTTACAGGAGCAACAGTAACTGGTATCGATCCAGGTGGTATGGTTGCAGGCGCTGGCGCAGATTCAATAAAATCCGCAGATGCATTAACTACTAATACAGCAAGTGCAGCGGGTCCTCAATCAATTGCTATAGGTGATGGTGCTACAACCGCTAATAACGACCAAATTGCTATTGGTAAAAATGCTGTAGCTAATCAATCAACAGGTGCTATTGCAATAGGTGCTAATACTATTGCTGCTGGCGCAGGTAAAATTGCGATTGGTAGAAATTCTAATGCAGGTAACGGGATGGCAATAGGACCTGACACTGATGGTGGTGTAGGTAGAAGTTTAGCTGTAGGTATTTCTGCTCAAGGTACTGGAAATGAAAGTTGTGCCGTTGGTGGTGATGCCAATGCTACTGGTCAAAATAGTACCGCATTAGGTGATAGTGCTGATGCCACTGCGCAGGAATCAGTCGCGGTAGGAAATAGATCTGAAGCTAATGCACAAGGAGCTGTTGCAATAGGTTATGACGTAACTGCATCAACAATAGATACAGTATCAGTAAAAGCTTTAGAAACACAAACAGATGGTGGTGTTAACATTAAAGGTGATGGTACGAACGCAGGTAAATTAAAATTATACTGTGAAGATGCAGGAGGAGCACACAATGTAACTCTAGAAGGACCAGCACATGCAGGTGGAGCTACATACTCTTTAAAGTTTCCTAACGTACAATCAACAGGTTCACAAATATTAGAAGCTGATTCTTCAGGTAACTTAGCATGGATTAACACACCAGGTGGTGGAGGTGGTTCTGCTGGTTTAGTTAGTGGTACTGGAACTGATTCTATGCAATCAGCATCTAGTTTAACTACTGGAGCTGCAAATGCTTCAGCAACAAAAAGTATCGCTTTAGGTGATAGCAGTTTAGCTTCAAGTGAGGATAATATTGCTATTGGTAATCAAGCTGAAGCAGCTGGAGATACTAGTTTCGCAAGAAGAAATATTGCAATTGGTTATGACTCTTTAGCAAACAACGAAAAAGATGTTGCTATGGGTGCTGCAGCACAAGCAACTGGTAGTAGATCAACATCAATTGGAGATAGTGCTAACGCATCAGGTGGTAGAGCAGTAGTTGTAGGTGCTAGTTCATCTGCAACGGCTTTTAGTTCATGTGTATTCGGAGCATTTAGTACAGCAACCGCTGAAGGTGCTACAGTAGTAGGTGGATATGGTTCTTCTGCAACAGCGGTAGATGCCATAGCAGTTGGTAAAGAAGCTGATGCTACAGCGATTGGAGCTATTGCAATTGGGAAACTTGCACAAGCAACCGCAGATGGAGCAGTAGCAATTGGTTCAGGTATCAATGCAGTTACAGCGGACACTGTAACTATGGATAAATTACAAATCTTAGATTACGCAAATATAAATTATGTAGATGATACTGCAGCGGCTGCGGGTGGAATACCTTTAGGTGGTGTGTATCACTATGATGGTGCTCTAAAGATTAGAATAGTATAATTAAAAAAATTAAATATATAACAATATGGCAACATTACAAAACGCACAAATAGATCAGTCGTTCGGTGCATTATTAAAAACAGACGACAATGGTAACATTACCGCAACGGCAAAAGCAATAACTGACGGTGCTGGTAATGCTACTAATATGGAAATGAGTAACACAGAAACTAAGTTTTCTAGTGGTACTGTAGATTTTACAGGAGCAACAGTAATTGGTGTTGGTGGTGGAGGAGCTGCAGGTTTAGAACCTGGTACAGGTTCTGATAATATGAAATCATCGGCTACATTAACTACTATCGCAGCAACAGCAACAGGAGATGGAAGTATTGTTCTTGGTAACGATGCAACAGATGGTGGTTCTACTAATGTAGTAGCTATAGGTGATGGCTGTCAAGCAAAAGTAGCTACAAATAATTCAATAGCTATTGGACAAAACGTTATAGGATCAGCATTCAATCAAAATAATATTGGTATCGGTAGAGATATTAATTATACTGGTAGAGATGCTGTTGCACTAGGAACAGATATAGATGACACAGCGGACAGCTCAGTTGCTATTGGTGATGGTGTAAAAGCAAATGGAGCTAAAGCTATCGCAATAGGTAAAGGTGCTCAAGCAACTGCTGGAGAAAGTATGGCATATGGAGAAGATGCACAAGCTACTGCAACTTCCGCTGCAGCATTTGGACAATATGCAGAAGCAACTAATACATATGCAATTGCATTCGGTAGAACTTCAGCAGCATCAGGAGATGGAGCTGTAGCTTTCGGTCAACAAACATCTGCCGCTCAAGCAGGTGCAGTTGCAATGGGAAGACAAGTAACCGCCGATACCGCAGATACAACACACGTAAGAGCACTTAAAATTGTTGCACCTAATGGTGGAACTGGTGGTAATGGTATTACAATGTTATCACCTGATGGAACTGCATCAGAAGTTACAGTAACTAATAATCAAGAATTAGCTATCAACGGTACAGCAATCGGTGGTGGTGGTGGTACAGTTTCTTTTTATGGAACTCCATGGACTCTAAATACACAATCAAGTCAAGATTTAGTATATGAAACTTTTACAATTCCAGGTGGTACATTTACTGTTGGTGATGTAATAGAAATTAGTACAATAGAATTTAGAGACGGTTTAAATAACTGGGGTTATTCATCGTTATGGATTTCAGATACAGCACAAACAGTAGGTAATGCACCTGTAAGTAGTGCAAATAACTTCTCATTAGCACAGAAACAATCACCTAGTGCACGTGAGAACATTTATTACAACAAGAAAATGTTTATTAAATCTAATGGAACTATGGTAATGCCTATCAATGCTACAAATGATGTAGACGGAGGACAATCTGGAGATCCAACAGAAACATATAACATTAACTGGGCTAACGATCAGTATTTCTTCTACCAATTATGGAATGATTCAACTGCTGGTTCTTATACTACAAGTGGAACTTTGCTTAAAAAATTAAACTAATACTATGGGATACGTAAAATATATACACGACGAAGACGGTAACATAATTAGAGTACCTGATGATGAGAGAAACATCTCTGAACAACAAAGACTAGAAAATGAAATTGCTGCATTACAAGCTGAACTTGCAGCTCTTAAATTAATTGAAGAAGTAAACTAGTAGCGGCGCTGTTATTAGATTTATTTAGGCCGAGGGCTCTCAGAAATGGGGGCCCTCTTTTTTATGCAAAAGAAAGCCCCTAGAAAATGGCAAAATAAACTAGGGGCTAATGTAGTGGCTAAAAGAAAAATAGAAACATAATAAAATAACGCCACTACCTAATATGTATCTACATTTTTTTGAAACAAATAAGAAGTGCAATATATAATAAGTGATTGCAGTTTTGTGAGGACTTACTGTATTCATGATTAAATTTTGTTTAGGGGGTTGGATCCATGTTTTCCAGCCCCTTTTTTTAGGCTCCTTTTTTTCCAGATTTAGGGGATATATAAACTATAAGTATATTATTTTGAAACAAAGATTTACTTATGAGTATAATGAATGTAACAACGAAGTTACAACTAAATAAAATAAAATTATGTATAACACAAAAACAACCACAACAACAGAAGATTTACTACAAGAAGTAGTAGACACTCTCGAAAGAGAATCTATTTCCAACCTCAAATCAGACTTCACCGGATGGAACTTAGTAGAAGCAATAGAGAATCTATCCTTCGAACTAAAGAGATTAAATGACAGAGAAGAACAAAAGTAAAACAACCCGGGAGAGCCACACAGGCTCTCCCTTAATTAACCTAAATAAATTTTAACATTATGACACAACAAGAAATTGCAGTCTTCTTAGAAGACACGAGAGTACAGATCCAACAAGCGATCGATGAATCATTTAGACCTAAGTACAAATCAGATACTTGGTTGAAACAAAAAGATCTACAAGCAGTAGAAAGAATTATTATGCAACTAGTAGATAATAAAGAGGACGATGTGTTCTCTAATAAATGGTTAGTAGAACAAACAGGTTTTTCTAGTAAGTGTATCAGAGAGAACTTGGCTAAGCTTATTAAAAAGCATATAGTAAAGAAAATAGGATGTACACATAACTACACAACTGTAAAAATATTTTAATTATGGAATACTTAAAAACAAACGACGAGATAATCAATAGAATACACACTGCTAGGCAAGAAGACTATTGGGATTTGTATTTAGTTCAATTTGAAAATCAGATAGAAGAGTATACAGATGCATTTGAATGGGATAAAGCTAAAGGTGCGTGTAGCGAACTAAATGATATAGCTAGTAAGTTTCCTAAAAAATGGTGGACATTACAAGCTAGATACAACCAGACAGTACGCATTAATAGACAAGAAATAAAAGATTTATATAACGACGAAATAAACATTATAGAACATGAATAAGAACACACAGGAATTTTATGATGTATTATTTGATGCAAATGAATTAGTTTGTTTTAGTCAAAATGAATATGGTACTAAAGTATTTCCTGTAGCGCTTGGTTTAAAAGAAGAACATAGTTTTTTTACTGTTAATCCTATGAAAGTTGGTACTACACGAGCTGACTATAATGTTAGTGCGTATAGAAACCTAATGTTTGAGATTGATGAAGATATTAACAAGGATCCAATACCTAAAGAAGATCAGATTGCTATTCTTAAAAAATCTAAGTTACCTATCTCAACTCTTTTATGGAGTGGTGGTAAATCTTATCATAGTATTATTTCAATTGTAGATATTTTTGTAGAAGATAAAGCAGAATATCAAGCTTTATGGAAAGCAATAGCAAGTATTTTAAATAAGACCGCTGAAGATTTAGGGTATAATCTTAAATTTGATTCAGCTACTAAGAATCCTTCTAGATTTACTAGAGCTGCAGGTGCTGTTAGAATACATGCTGATAAAG